TCATCCCAAGATATAATTTTTTCATCATTATCACTCATACGGTTCTCCTATACATTTTTATAAGCATATTCCACTGCTCTATCAGCTTCAACTTCGAGTGGTCTGTTATCATACCACATTCCATTATCATTGTCAAGCTGTCTACATAACTCGGCAACTTCTTGTGCAGTGATTGGATATCCTCTCTTGATTGCATTACCAGCAGTGGCAACCATGATCTGATACATTTTGTGATACCACCCGGTACCTGTTATAGACATATATTCAACGGCTAACTGTTTAGGAAAGAATGGGCAATCACGATACGTGCTCCATACTATACCACTATCATCATTCATTGAAGACTTTCTGTGTTCAATGACTGCTTTCGCCATCTCAGGAGACAATCTGTCTAGAAAACTATTACCTGTGCTGGGCTTATATGACCACTGGGACATTATATAGTCTGGGTCTACATCATCACCTTCGTTATCAAAGATGAAGTTACACGCATTCGGATATTGTGCGGGTACGTAATACATGCGTGACAGATCTTTGGTCTGCTTGTCTCCGATATCTTTCAGATGTTTGTTGAAAGCATACCAGAAGTGCGGGATCTCTTCTTTGTTTAGTTCTCGTGTTAATGGAAATACGAGACGAAATTTAGGTTGGACAGGAGTACTTGAAGCTGTGGAGTAACATACGAAATTATAGTTTCCGCATATTGTTTGCAGGTTGTGATGGATATCACCGGTATGGATATCAAAATCATCCACATCAACAGCGCACCAACGAGACCAACGCACAACGTTCCTGTTACTGCGCGTACTGTCTTTGATATAAACAGCAGGACTAAGCAAAGCAGAAGAGTTATTACCACCTTTGACTCCTGGTTCTTTTGAGACGTTGACAAGAAACTTCTTGAACTTAGACCACGAAGCGAACTCCATGGTTCTGTGTGTCTTGTTGTCGAACGTGTTTTTGAATATAGTTATTGAATACATGAACTTATTATAGTTCATTTTCGGTTTCATGTCAAGCAAAGAAATCTTCAAGTGTGGCGCTAGGTTCAACATCCCATCCCACAGCATCAAGAATTGGAGTCAATGGATCAAGGAAAGTTTTGTCGAACATCTTATCATAATCTATCTTAGAAACAACATCAAACTCTTTAGGTAACTGTACAGGAAAACTAATTATGTTTTCCTTGATACGGTTGGGGAGCTTGAGGTAAACAAACTTAATTTTCTCACCGTTCTGAATCTTCTCATACTTATCTTGTAACCCCTGATTATCGATCAAGTGATTATACAACAACGCACCACGAACGTGTATTGGGGTGCCCTTTCCATATATATTAGTTCGATCCGCATACTTGGATATGTTACTAACACCACGCGGAAAAGCAACTGACTCAACAGGTAGTTTTTTGAAATCTTGTCGGAATTTACGAATGAACGATTGTGTTTCTAATTCTGTACAATTGACTATTATATGAAACACTTCCTTGAATTTTTCACGAACGATTTCTGGAGTACTAGACTTGATTGCCTCAATACCCATCATTTTTAGTTTGGGTTCGGCGTATTGGACACCCTCAGAATTGTGCACATTTAGAATATACCGTTTCTTCGCCATCCAGATACCACGATCAGCAATAACTTCTCTGGCCATTACCATTCTATTTTCATAGGCATTGGTTTCTATAGCAAGTTGTTCGTATGCCGCAGCAATTTTCTCCTCAAAATGTTCACACACCTTGTCAAGAAAAACAACAGGGTTCTTTGGGTTGTGTATTCTTACCAAAGGAGCCATGTTAATGTAAACAGAATCGGTATCAATAGCGATCACATAATCATCTTTAGTACCAACTATCTCTTGAAGTTCATCGTTGACAGCTTTCTCTGCACATTTAATAGCACGTTGACCACTAGTGGTGACTGCTTCAGCAACACGTTGATCGAAATATCGGAAATATCGATTTGCCAACGCACCATAGAGAGAGTTCATCAGAATCTTAATACCGGTCTGTTCAGTATCTAGGTTTCCAATTTCTCTAGCAAGTTTTTCAGAGGGAGACTTCTCATACTTTTGTTTAGCAACAAGCATCTGTTTCTTGATACCAACTCTACGATCATAAAACTTACGAATAACTTTAGGAATCACACCTTCAATATCTTTACGGTATTTGGTGCCGTTAGCTGCAATGGTACAGTCTTCGCTGTCAGAGTAATCTAAGGTTTCGGGTGAGATGTTATACTGTACCAGAATATTTGGATATAGGGAATTCAAATCGAACGAACACACCCAATCGTGAGAACCGATCATGGGGTCTTTAACATACCCGCCTACAATCTTAGGTGCAATATCAGGAACCGAAGCTCTGGGTGGTATTACAATATTATCGGGCAACAACGCATTGTAGATAGTAGCGTCCCATATCGCAGTAGTTCCCAACGCATCTTCCAGTTTCGAGTGAGCACCGTATGCCATCGTCATAACTAGTGTAATGATACCCAACTTTTCTTCAAGTCTATCAACAAGTTCAACGTCTTTTATATTGTAATCAATGAATTTTTGAAAATCGTGTTTGTATAATGCATGTAGACTGCCGTACTCATCATAAGAGAGTTTACGTTCGTCCAATACAACGCTTGCAATATGGTCTAACTTATATGATTCTTGTTGACCATATGTGTTCCATGTAAACTTCTTAAACAGATCATAATAATCAAGTTGAACAATACCTTCAATCTCATAGGCTTGTTGTTCACGTCCCATCATCGTTATCTTACGTTCACGGATATTTCTCCATGGAGAAAATCGTCTTGCTGTCTCACCACCAATAATCCTAGTTGTTCGGTTTATCAGGTAAGGCATATCAAAAAGATATGTATTCCAACCAGTAATAATATCTGGGGTTGTTTTAGGATTATCCCAAAAATTAAGAAAAGATTTTAACAGATCTATTTCGTTGTCGTGTCGGTAGTATTTAACATCCATATGTGTTTTTGAAACATCATAGTCATAGAGTCCCCAAACATGGTAGACAGAATCGTGGTTATTCTTTAGGGTAATTGATATTACTGGGTGAAGGGCCTCTTCTGGTAACGGGAACCCCTCATCAGATGCAACTTCAATATCGATTGTTGCAACGTTTACCAGATTGCGATCAAATTCTATATTGGCTGGGAATTCAGTTGCTAGAAATTGTAAGACGAAATTGTTTTGGCCGTGGATGGGTTTACCACTGACGCCTTCATAATCACGAACATGATTCGAAGCGTCTCGCATAGAATCAAAATGCACCGGCATTAGTTTTTCGCCGTATAGTCCACGATACCCCGTCTCTTCTACACCACGATGCATTTCAAATAAAGTTGGACAATATGCAACTTGTTTTTGAACACGTTGACCATTTTCATAGCCACGATAAAGGATATTGTTTGCTCTTCTAGATACTGATGTGTAAAATTTATTCATGGGGTAATTATACTATAAATCTTATCAATCGTCAAGCGTTATCCACTCCACATCTGGGTGTCTTTTTTTATTGTACAATATATTTTGGTCGTATTCACCCGTTTTAGAATTCTTAGTCATTTCACGATCCGTAACAGTGCCACCATATCTAACGTCTATACATTGTGTGATAGGTGAGTGTAGAATCTTGGATGGGTCACGATGTGCTTGATGACAAGATCTACCTATACCAGTCATGTTAGCCCAACGAGTATCAACTTTTCTGTCACACGGCCAATAAATATTATTTTTAGAATATTGCGTTTCATTGGACCAATTATCAGTAGCTTTATGCATAATACCCATAGGGCCCATATTGACACCACTCAAAAAAACATCTATCCATTTTTGGGCTACTTCTGGCCACATAGTATAAAATTCGAACGCCATTCCTATACCAGCGGCGGGAAACTGATTCCATTTACTCATAAGTGTTCTAAAAACATCTTCACCATTGACTCTTAAAAATGCGTCATGTTCTAAGATCCAGAACCTTTCGCCTTCAGAGAGACGTTTAATCATACGATAGTTTGAGTGTAACGAACCTATTTCTTGAGGTGAACGCATCTTTAAATGATTTCCGTCCTTGCCACGTGTCACTTTTTTATGGTTTATTAATTCAGGTAGTAAGGTTTCTGGAGTGATGCATTGCACAACCTCTATCTCAAAAATATCTGAAACTCTCTCAAAAGATTTCAGTGCAACTTCCATATAACGAACAGCTAGTTCATTATTTAAATCCACTTGCATGTAACCTTTAATCATATCTTATCCTTAAAATAGCAGACTTGGTTTAACGAGAGCTACTCGAACCCAGTTATGTTAATCACCGGCCTGCCAGCGGGTCAACAACCATCATTCAAAGTAGACGGTTCACTTCTCGAGCTGGCTCCCTGTCGTGGGCTCGAACCACGGACCCAATGATTAACAGTCATTTGCTCTACCAACTGAGCTAACAGGGAATTGAACTATTACTTAGACATATAGTACCGGCGACATTCCTGATGAGACTCAGCAACACCGTCTAATACTTCTTGTGCACATTTTTCGTCGAGTTTTCGGTTACTGTCTTTTACAAGTACAGTTCCGATTAACATCATTGCGATTACAATACCTGGCATAATTATTCCTTAGAAATTAAATCTTACTTCAGTTTCAACCTTGGTCTTAGCATCGCCAGTGTCCTTGGTCTCCAGTTTACCTTTAACTGTTACAGCATCAAACTTGAACTTGTATCCTGCTTCGTAACTGTGACCCTTAGTCATTGGTCCGATTTCAAAATACATGTTGTTCTTTGCTTTGTAACCTAGTCTTAAATGATGAGTTGTCTTAGTGTGATCCCACTCTTTCAACTCGTACTCGTTCTTGTATTCTATGTAGGGTGCGGCTTTAATGTCTAAACTTAAAAACATAAACACCGATCCTATGAATACCAAGGCTACAATCGTTTCTTTCCAATTCTTTTTCATATCATTACTCCTTTATTAAAAGAGTATCTATTT